AAAAGCTTGTCTCCTCCAGCGTCAAACATTTGCTTCCTCCCACATCGCTAGCCAATCAATAAAAGGCGGTGGCGTATTGTGATTGTCTAAATGAAATGCAAATGACGGGATTGGACTAATGCAAAGAATGTCTTCTTGACTGTAAAGCTTGCTAAAAATTGCATCAAATCCTTGGCCTTGATTATGGCCTTCCATTAGTGGCACCATTTCTTTTGATGCTTGCTCTAAAGCATAGCGATTCATCAACACTGTCATTGTTGTGTTGTAAATTTGACGATAGTAAGTTTCATCTGATCGCATAATATGGCCTTTCTTCCTAACGTCTGATTCTCGCAAGTAGCGGTCAGAGTAGTCCGATGGATGAAGAACAATTCCCGGATAGTCCCTGAAGCCGAAACCATACTCAAGTTGACCCTTTGCGTCTGACAGCAAACGATCAAATGCTCCGTCCCAGAAGAGATAATCGTCCTCGATAAAGAAAGTCCAATTGCTTGGTTTTTGGTTTGCGATGGAAAAAGAATCGAGGATACTTTCCTTCAGTCCGCTGTAATTGCGTTCAATCAATTGATCACAATTCTTGACGACATTAAGCAAGCGATCTGAACTCTTGTCAGCCACGACAACAATTTCACATTCATCACGACGATCCCCAATGCTTTTCAGCATGCTATTGAAGCAACGAATTGCCACTTCAGTTTTGTCATTTGAGAAATAGCGATGCTTGGCGTGAATGCCAAAAATTTTATCAGTTGTGCGGAAAATAATTTTCATGCCTGTGCTCCATTGTGTTCAATAAATGCCTTCTGGACTTGCTCGGCGTATTCAGGCGTTGGAGCCCTGAATGTAGTGGAAGTGCCGTGGATCACCATTGGATTGACGTCAGCCCTCACCACAATATCGCCAATTTCAAGCATTGCCTTGCAGAAAGACCAATGCTCGCAACCACTGCCTCCGTCCCATTCAGCCTTCTGTTGCAACACGTCGTCATAACGCAAAACTGCAATGCCTCCAAATGCAGAACGTGCCGTGATGCGTTGCTCCTTCTTCCATTGCTCTTGATCTTCCTTCAGTATTGAAGGGCAATGGGCAAATGTGATGCCAGGAGAACCGTTGCTTGAAATGAATGCCCAAGAGTCGTAATAAGACACTTCGCTGTCGCCAAAGACGGACGGAACATCTTGCATTGTTGCTGCACACACCATCGCCACGTCATTGTTTTCAAGCTCTGGCAAAAGTTGCAGAATGTGTTCGCAATTGAAATCAATGTCAGGGTCAATCACCAGTAGCACATCAGGATCGAACATCTTCAATTGAGACAAGGCAATATTGCGTCCCATTGCCATGAGTTCAGTACGCTCCTGCTGCCTTCCCTTGAAACGACGCAGCCCAAGGGTTTCGGACACTAAACTTCCGCGACGATGACGCTGCCGAAGAAATTTAGAGACGATGGAAGGGGAATTGTCTTGGGAATCATTCTCGTAAAACGAATAAACAACTTCATCGTCCATTGCATCTTCAAGCTTCTCCATTTCAGCGAAGAAGCGAGGGAGCGTCTCCTCCTCGTCGCGAATTAAGGCCAACACACCAATCATTTGCCAGCCTCCACGCCAAAGCCACGACCAGAAGAAATGATGAGCTTCTTCTTACCGACCAAGCGATTGACAATCTTCATCATCTTGTGACCGATGTTGTCCCAGTCAAACTCTGGGGCCGTCACCCGGTTATAGCACCATTCTGCGTCGTAGTCCATCAATTCGCGGTCTTCGTAATAACGCTCTAAGAGCGAAGCGGCATCGTCAACAGAAGGCACGCCACGGTCCAAACCGTAATTCCTATCCACTTCCCAGCTTTCAATATCAATGCGCCTCACTCCATCGAAAATCTCCTTGAGACTGGTGTGGTCAGGCACAACTTGAGCACGCATGGCTGCAGCATGCTCGAAATTCACCAAGCCCCAGCCCTCTCCGATGCAAGTATTGATGCCAACATCAGAGGCAGCATAAACCTGATTGAGTTGTTCAATGGTGAGGCAATTATTAACGTCGAAATTGGGACTCGTGAGAATCAATTTGCCAGTTGCGTCGTAGCCTTCATCGCGAGCAACGCGCTTAAATAAAGGAATCAAATCCCATCCCATATCTTTCTGCCCCATGTTCATCCACAAGCGAGCATCAGGCTTGTCTTTCGCGAAACGAATGAAAGCCTTGATCGTAAGATCGATGCGCTTGCGAGGCTGATTGCGATTGCCATTGAAAACGATAAACACGTCCTCAGGGACACCAAGCTTCTTACGACATTCAAGCTTGTCCAATGGGAAGAATTGACTGGTGTCTACGCCATGAGGAATGATGTCAACCTCGCCTTGATAGCCAGCTTTCCTGACTTCCTCTGCTCCAAATTCCGTGTAAACGCCAAAACCATCCCAGTCGTTGGTCGGAGGCATCGTCTCAGGGAAGATGCCGTAGGAATCAATGGGGCAATATGAATAAAACTTGAATCCGACTTCATCGCGGAGATCTTTGATCTGATTCCAAAGGCCAATGTTGATCCACAGATCATTGGTGCTCCAAATCAGATCAGGCTTGATTTGCCTGACGATAGAAGCAATGCGATGACCGCCAAAGGGATCATTGCCGTGAATGCCAGCGGGATAAACTTTGTATTTACGAGCCTCTTCGTTGTAATCGCCCCAATAATTCACTGCCAGCACATGCACGTCATGCTTTTCAGCAAGTCTTGGCAGGAGCTGACTTGCGACGCGACCAAAGCCTGTTTCTACAAACGCATCACCGCAATACAAAATACGTGCCACTAGAAGAAAGAATGCTTGCCTTATGTTAGTGGCGTTTTTTATGCAGGCACAGAAGGAGCTTGCTGCCTCATGTATTCCACGGAACAACGGCATCTTGCTCGGCATTCGCAGCGTTGACCAGGCAATGGAAGAGAACCAATTGCGACAAGACCAGCGCGTGCATAACGAACGCAATCATCGCAATGCTGAGCCTGTGGATCCAAAATGCGCCGCATCAACGAATATCCTTGCTCCTGTTGCCGCAGTTCAGTGCCTTGCCAATAAGAACCACGGGAGCTTTCGGCATAAAGGCCAATGCGAGCCAAAGCCATGGGAAGCGAAACTCGCTGCTCCAATAAGTCAGACGCAAAACCTTGGAGATAGGCATATTCTTGTCTCAAGCGCTGACCAACTTTACCATAGTCACTTGCAGTCATGTTATCTCTGCCGCCTTTGCCGATGATGGCATTTTGAATATGGGCAGCTTTAATGGCCTCTCTGACGCTTGCTTGCCATTGATCAAGCGTAAGATTGCCGTCGCTTAGCATTTGTGTGTAACGACGTAGTTTCGTTGCAAGCTTTTCGATCCGCTTATCAACAATCGCTTGAACCGCTTTGCGGCTAAGGAACCGTCCTCGCTTGTCGCGATACCTACCAGTACCACGATCAAAAGACCATTCCGCATCAAGCCTTTCAGCCAGGATCGTATCGGATAACGACGACAGGTCATTCAGCATCATCAGCCTCAAGCATGTCCTTGAAACGGTCAGGAGCTTCCTCTTTCCATTGACTCAAGGCTTCTTCAATGTCGGCTTCTGAGATGAAGGAAGCTTCGTCAATATCGCCAAGGATCATTCCCTCGGGTTTCACGGGATCAATGGCGTCTTCAACTTTACTGCTAACCATTTTTGCTTTGCCTTTACGTTCAGCATCAGGATCCTTACGCCGCTTACGGGCCACGATGGTTGCCCTTTCTTTCTTGCTCATGTTTTTGGCTTTTGCTTCTGGTAAGCACTTAGGCTTGCCTTCTTTTTCGCTGCGTCCACCGCAAGGACCAAGGATTTCGCCATTGGCGCCAATCCTCACCCACTTCTCCTTGAACCATTTTTCAAGATCATCGGCATGAATTTCGCCTTCGTCGTTCTTGAAAGCGCCAGACAACGAACCATGCTTTTTCCTGTACATGCTCTTGTATTGCTGCACTACATAACCACTGGCGTAAGCAGAAGGCCAAACATTGAATTTGCTTTTCGCTGAAGCAACGGCACGATTATGAAGCTCTTTATCAGTAAAGACAACGTCGCCTCGCTTGGCTTCAAGATCGCGTTCTAAGAACAATCCCGCTTGAGCATCAGCAACTTCCCTGGTGCCGTCCATTGGCAATGTGCCATTTTCTTCATTGAGAGGATCCCTGCCGCCAGGAGGCACGGCAAGCTTCCCACCCCCGTTTTGAGTGGAACCACCCCCTTCTTGAGTGGCGCCACCCCCTTCTTGAGTGGAACCACCCCCTTCTTGAGTAGGCAGTTCGCGGGGGAGCGATGGATCAAGAGTGAGTTCCATGCTCCATTCAGAGCCGCCGTAACGGGCTTCTGCCACCTCCTTCGGATGCAATACTCCTAACTGGATGTAGCGCCCGTCTACAGCCGCCACGCGAGCCCTCACGTCGGCTTTCTCGCGCTCATTCAACTCGAACAAATCATTGAAATGGACGCGCCATGAATTCGGCACTCGTCCTTTCGTCGGGCCGTCAGAACTCAACATGATGTATTCCATCAGTTTCTTGAGAGGACGATGGAAAGAGGCTTGTTGGTAGTCTGCTAAGGTCTTTGCGAAATCTCGCTCTTCGCTGCGCCCCGTGGAGCCAAGTCCGCTAGGGCTTTCGCCAAACAATACTGTATGAGGAATCTTGGAAGCGCCAATAATGTCAATGCGAAGTTTCTCTAAGATTTCTCCAATGCCGCCAAAATTACGACCAAGAAATTCAAGCTCTTCCTTATCAGCGTCAATTGCATAGCCGCGATAAACGCTCTTGCTCATGTCATTAAGAATGAGACGATTCCTCACATCTCCTTCCTTGCCAGCGGCAAGCATTTGCGACAAGCCCTTAATCTTATGAACGAAAATATCAAATTCGCTCATTAGCGTGGCAGTGGAATGCAGGCCAGTCCAGTAATGCTTAAAGCTGTCGTAAACAGTTTGCAGACTGCTCATTCCCCATCCATAGTTCCTTTGGCGAATGCGATAAGGAAGCCAGTCTCCATCGAAACGCAAAATGCGATCTTTGTGAATGCGAACCAATTGTGGCTTATTGATTAAATCACCGGAGATGATCTGATAATATGTTGCTTTGGAATAGTCATATAAATTTTCTTCATTAATAACAGGAGCAATCTGCCACCTGTCCAATACTTCCATTCCTTCAATCGAACGAATATTGCTTTTGTTGACTGGTTGATCTGCCCTTCGTCCATCATCGATATAAAGCAAAATCACGCTGCCGCCATAAAGCCTGGAGTTTTTCGACGCCAGCATGAAATTCTCAAGGATATAAAGATCCTCAACCGTCTGTTCAATACCCGCAACTTCCTCAGCAGCAGCGCCTTCTCCGCCAAACAACACTTTAAAACCACGTCGTGTTGCTTGTTCTGCATAAATGTCAACAATGCGACGCGGCAGCCATTCGCCATAAAGCCCTTCAAGTTCTTCCTGCGTCAGGAAAATAATAGGCTCAGTCTGAGTGGAGAGACTTTTATCTCGTCCACTAACCCCCATGCCAGTAAAGACATTGCTAAGCCCATCATTTCGTACACCATTTTCAACAACATGACCCAATTCAATTGATTCCTCGGCCATTTTATCTGGATGTTAAACTTGCTTTCATTCTAAACGTGGCTATGATGCAAATGTTGTTCCTTTGACTATGCCCATTAATTTCACGTTCTCCGAGCAGGAAAGACAGGAAGCGATGGAAGAGGGGATGAGGAGG